CTATCTTCTGCTCTGTCGCGGATTTCTTGACTCATTTTTGTTATATTTTGGTTGCTTTTGCAGCAAATTTGCTTCAAAGTTTCAGAGATATCTCAAGGATGTTGATCGAGAATTTGTGTTGTGTTCTTGAAGCCACAGGAGAAGATTTCCCATCAGATGCTTGTGCTGGAACCTTCGGTTCCATCATCAGTTTTTGGTTTATCTCATTGGACTGGTGGATGATGTTATTGGTTTTCACTCTGAGTCTCGCCATCTCCCTTCAGGGATTTTATTTCCTGAGGAGATTCACTGGACCCTTCTTCAAACGAATTACGAAGAAGTCTTCCATTGAGGATTCGAGAATGAGTTTTAAAATCTCAACATACCTTTGGTATTTTACCTGGATCTTTACTGATCACACCAACAAGTCAAAGGAAGTTGTAAGCTCTGAGAAGGTGAAATACCCTGTTTCGGAGTTGAAGTATTTGGCGGAAAACGCTTTCCAGAACGCCCACGTAACAAACGTCACTAACGACTCAGGCATTGTGCTTGTTTCGGTTGACTTCTATTCAAAGGGAGTCGTAGATGGCGGATTGGAGGTTTATAACCACGTAGGGCAGGGTACAATAGTCAGAAGGAAGATGGGAAACAGGAAGGAGTTAAAACACTATTTGGTAACGGCTAAACACGTGTTGAACCAGAGTAATCATTGGTCTCTAGCATCCAGCAGAGGTTATAAAGCTCGGAGATACACGAGGTTTCCGCCGGCAAATAAGTTGTTTGCCAGCCCAGACATGGATGTTGGATATTTCGAGGTTACTAACAGTGAACTTGGAAAGAACTCTTGTCCCGGTTCTCCCGGTTGGCTCGCTGCTGACATCAATCAGACCACAGATAAACCAATCATCAACGATAGGGAACAAACTGTTCTCCTAGTTTGTGGCAGAGTACACCCCGAAACTGGTGTGGTCGGAAACTATTGTTCCTCCGGCAGATCTATCATCAACACTCAGATCGATGAACCTTATCTTTTCGCACATAATGTTGCAACCCGCCCGGGTTGGTCAGGAGCTGCTCTCTTTGCGAGTGGTAGCACCAAAACCCCCCGTGCAGTTGGAATTCACGTTGGTGGGAACTCACAGGAAAATCGTTTTGTTATTGCAGACGCGCTGTCATCTTTTATGGACGACACTTTCGAGGAAGCCCTTGATTACACTCAGGAATCGAGAGGAAACGAGAGGAACATCTCCAACCGTTGGCTCGATTCCCAGAGAATTGACTCAAGAGGTAAGAAGAATGCACGTCTAGACAAGATGGATGGTGGTTTCGATCGGACACACGATGAAAGCGCCACGGACTGTGTACATCATGAGGTAAAGACCCCAAAACGGAGGAAGAAGAAAGGGAAGAAATCCAAAATTGGACCGGAAAATTTGAAACCCGTTCTGGAGGAATCCACTGAGCCCAGCCATTTAAACATGGCGACTCCGGAAGCCCTCGGAGTTCCTTTGCCGGCGAAAGATTTGGTACCAGATTCCGCGTCTCTCCAGATTCTGAGGAATTCCCAAGCCTTCCGGAAGATGGAGGGTTCGGTGTCTTCAGAATTGTCGGAAATCATAGTGCAAGGTCCGGCGGTAGGAAAACCAAAGGTCGGAAAGAAGAAGACGAAGAACTCCTCAACCTCTTTAACGAGGTTGAAGGAGGAGAGCACTTCAGAACCCAATTTGATTTCCCTGACAACACTTCAGGAGCAGCTAGACGGTCTCTCCACGAATATCAATCGGGTAGGAAACCTATCACCTTCCCAAAAGACAGAGTTGAGAAATGCTGCAAAGAAGCTGCGGAGTTTATGTCCAAAGCTGGGATCAAATGGAGATTTCCTGACCTCTTTACGAAAGAGGGTATAGACCGCTGCTACGAAGCAGCCCTGGATGCGATCCACCTTGATTCGCACCCAGGATGGCCTTTCTGCGGGTTTGGTACGAACAAGAAAGTGCTTTTAGCGCTTGAACATGACATCAAATCTGCAGTAATTCTCAGGGTACGGAACATTTTGGACTGCAAGCACGATTTCTTGCTTAATTTTGAAGACCCGACCTCTTGGTTGAGGGATGGTCTAAGAGATCCACACAGAATCTTCATCAAAAATGAACTGAAACCAGCCCGCAAAAAGACTGGTCGGATCGTCTGTGGTGAATCGATCGTCGATCAGCTCGTCCACAGGATGTTCTTTTCTAACTTTTCACAAGCGGAAGCCGATGCTTTCCCTGCTGGCCCCAACATGAAGGGGGTCGGCTTCAACGCAGACAAGGCCTGTAAAATCGTTGACCAGTATAACCACTGGACCAAGGAATTTCCGGGATGTAGTCGTGCGAAGAGTGATGTGGGAGGTTGGGAGAAAGGATATTCTCTGGACTGCGCAGATTCTGTCACGAAGGTTATGTTGGAGACATGCGAAAACCCTGAAGACGCCAAGAAGGCTCTTGAGTGGTGGAAGTACTCCTTGATCAGCAACTTGATTGTGGATGATGACGGAAACATATTGCAACTCAATAACCCCCAGATGATGAAGAGCGGGAACTTTCTTACCAACTCCGGAAATGGAGTTGCAAGGTTGGTGGCTGCTCTATTGGCTGGATCCAGGTACGCCAAAACAAATGGCGATGATTGCTATGAGTTCTTCAACTGTTCCACAGACCACCTCAAGGCGGCCTACTCAAGTATGAACATTGATCTCCGTGATTTTGGAATTTTGCATGACGAGGTGGATTTCTGCTCCCATACATTTGGTGGCAATGACCAGGAAGGCTATTTTTGTTATTTGGACAACTGGCAACGAACGGTTTACGACGCGGTAATCGCACGAGACGTAGACCTTGGATCGATTGACAGCTGGTGTGAAGAGCTTCTCTCTCATCCAGATTCCAATTTGAAGGCACAGTTTGTTCGCCTTCTAACAGAGAAATGTAAACGTGGTCATGTGAAATGTCCCTTCGCCTTCCGAGGGACATGAATCGTGCGGCGAGAGGAGGAGGAGGAAAGAAGGGAGGAAACAACGGTACGTCAACCGGAGCCAAGAAACAACAATCTTTGGTCTCGAAGATGGACAATTTGCTTAAGAAGATTCCTAAGGGGACCTTCTCCGGTATTGGTGGGGCCATTGGTGGAAGGCCAGGTGCTTTCTTAGGGAAAGGCATTTCAACCATTTCCGGGTATGGTTCGTATCAGGTCAACTCTAACACGTTGACTAGAGCGGCCACACATCAACCTGGTTCAATTGATATTCCAACATTTGCGCCACAGGAACACGGAACAAGAGTCCGCCACCGCGAGTTTATTACAAACCTCGTGGTTCCGGAAGATCCCACTGCGTTCACTAACATCACTCACCGCCTAGGGGTGGACAATCCTGACCTCATGCCTTGGTTGAGTCAGATTGCTTCTCGGTATCAAAAGTACAAGGTGAAAGGAATGGTGTTTTACTACCAGTCAACTTCTACGGACTACAACAACAGCGGAAGTGTGGCCATCGCAACCAACTACAACGCTACGGAGAAAGGATATTCCTCAATGGATGTCTTTCTTAATAGTATGTTTGCTGTGACAGCCAAACCTTCTGAGAGTTTTGCAGCTCCTATCGAATGTGACCCAGCCTCAATGCCGGAGGGTGGTTACAGTGTTCGTCATGAGGAGAACATCCTACCTGGGCAGCCCACGGACCTTCGCTTATCAAGTGTTGGTACTGTTAACATTGCCACGGAGGGGTTGTCTCTTCAACCGGGAACTATTCTCGGTCAGATCTGGTGCACCTACGATGTGGAACTTCTGTTTCCCTACATCGCTGAAGTGCCACCTTCTGTGTACACTTACTCTGGTATGATCAACGTGACTCAGGACAGCAACGTCTCGTCCATCAGTGACAAGATGAAACTGCCCTATGGAATGACAATCACTGGTGATCCAGGTGACAACGTCACCTGGAAATTGGAGTGGACTGACTGCTACAAGTACGTTGGTAAGGAAATCAAACTTAACATTGTGCTTGGAGCTCGGACTCTCGCCACTGGTATGGAGCGTCTTCCAATTTCCCCATCCCACACGGGAATCACTGGTGCAGGTGCCAGCATTGTTCTGGGACCCAATCACTCGGACTCTCAGACTTCATGCGACTACATTGGAATCAAGTGGTTTGGAGTCATCTCAGAGAAGACCGGCAGTGTACAGATCTTCCCAAACGGTGCAGGATCCACGTTTTCTGTTCAGATTGGTCTGGAGGTTGAGATAAACTAAGCAAACAGCGCAGCTTCGCGCCATACACTATGAAGCAATTACAGGTGACTAAATTTCGAAGGATAAAGAATACCTATTTGAGTCTG